TAACAACAATAACAACAATAACAACAATAACAACAATAACAACAATAACAACAATAACAACAATAACAACAATAACAACAATAACAACAATAACAACAATAACAACAATAACAACAATAACAATAACAATAACAATAACAATAACAATAATGGCATTGATAATATTGAATTTGATTTTGCTTTATGCCATGGCTATTATGGGTATAGTCGGTATTATGGGTACTGTAGTTGTTGATGATGATGAATATGAAAACAAAAATGAAGAAAACGAAAATAATGAAGACGAAAATAATAATTCACAAAGTAGTTATTATAATAATGATAAAAAAATAAAAAACATTCCAAAATCTAAACCAATTTTAATTAATCTCGTTATAAAACACAATTTTTTATAAGTTATAATAATAATAATAATATACTAAATAACATATATAAATGTCATTTGGAAAATATACATATGGAACTCCAACTATACACAACTGGGATAATAATGATGCTAAACTATTAGTTGGTAATTTTTGTTCAATAGCAGCAAACGTACATATATATTTAGGAGGCAATCATAGAACCGATTGGGTTACCACATATCCATTTGGTCACATACATCATAGTATTTTTAATAATTTTAATGGAGATGGTCACCCACACACAAAAGGTGATGTAATTATCGGAAATGATGTGTGGATTGGAGATAATGTAACAATTATGTCAGGTGTAACAATTGGAGATGGGGTTGTAATCGCAAATAAAAGTCATGTTGTTAAAAACGTAGAGCCATATAGTTTAGTTGGAGGAAATCCAGCAAAATTAATTAAATATAGATTTACACAAGAACAAATAGAAAAATTATTAGAGATTAAATGGTGGTATTGGGATGACGAAAAAATAAACAAATTTACGCCGTTATTGTGTAATAATAATGTTGATGAATTTATAAAATCTGTGGTATAAATGTCCAAAGGTTCAAAAATAATAAATAAAACATGTATAAAGTTTATTTATTATTTAGATTTTCTTGTTATGTTTTTGTTATATTTTTTCTTATTTTTTCTTATTTTTCTAGTATATTTTTTGTTTTTTAATTTTGTCCCGCCGGCTTGCGATTTTTTTATTTCTTCTCTGCTTGCAGTTTCTGCTTCTTTTATATTGCAACCGATTTCAGGCATTAACTTATTGTTAAACACATTTTCTGCCATTTTTCCTTTTTGTGGATTAAAATTGCCTACCAATGGGTCCATATTATCTATTAACTTTTTAAAGGCTTCTCGTGTAACTCTTACATCTTGCGCTACAGGTCCTCCTATCTTTATACCTGACATTTTTATACCTGACATTTTTATACCTGACATCTTCATATCTGGTGTATTTATTTGTTTTACTTCGGTTTTTTGGAATGTTGTAGAATTACTTGTTGTAGAATTACTTGTTGTAGAATTACTTGTTGCAGGAGAAAATAACGTTAGCAAATCTTCAAAAATTCCGCCTCCAATTATATTATTTGGGTAATTATTATTTCCAATTTCTCCAGTTTCACGTTCAGCAGTTTCTTCTAATAGTGCATCGGTGTTGTTTGGTTTTAATCTTGCTTCATTTAGTGAAAAAAATATAACCCCCCATTTATCAGGTCCTTGAATTAATCTACACACAGTTCCTCCATTTTTCTCTCTTAAAATTTCCCTTGACACTGCCATTCCTGATACAAAATTGCCTATGTTTAATGCTCTGACAAACTTTATGCCTAGATAAAACCCATGAGGAACTAAATTACCGATACCAAAGTAAGTTCTTTTCGTATTTTTACAATCAAAATTTTTATTATAATCGATTTTTAATGGAACTAAATTGGAATTTGTTGATTTGCAATCTTGAGACACTAATTTCCGCATTTCTTCATTAGTAGAACACGGATGTTCATAACCTATTTTTGGCACTGAAGGTACAATATCACCTCTACTAACTATTCTCAAATATAAAATTCTTTTTGCTTCAACATAATTGCAAAAAATTCTTGCAGCAGTTTTACTAAACACACGCGGTGCTGCAGCACTTACGCAAATTATGTTTTTAGATAGTAAGTTATACGGATATGTATCTTTATAAGGCATTACTTCTGTTATTTCCATCCATAAATAAGAAAAAATAGTACACATTCCACCACCAAGTGAATGACCTGTTGTAAATATTTTTACAGTGTCACGTTTGTCTTCTCCTACACCTAAAAAATCCGTAACTAAGTAAGTCATAGTTTCAATAATTGTATGTATTAATTCTATAGTAGGCTTATACATACCGTAAAGAAAACTTTCTGGTCTACCATCATTACAACCATTCAATGGTTTTATCGAGGTCGGTTTAGTGTACAATCCTGCTGTTTTTGCACTATATGTTCCTCTAAACAATACAAATAATGTAGTTGGCATTCTTTTATCAGCAACAATATAGATTTCACCATAATTAGACCAAGCAATCGATATATATTTAACTTTACTATCTAAAGGTTCTTTGCTAGGGATTGGTTGTTTGAAATCCTTTTCACCAGTAACGTCATTTACCATTTGTGGCATATTTAATTTTAAAAAATCTACATAATTTTTGTTAGCATAAGTATAAATATTTTCCTTAAAAATACTATTTGAATTATTTAAATTATTTAAACCATAAATTAATTCATCATCCAGCAATTGACGTAAATTATTTGGTTTTACACTATCGATGCCTTCTAACAATTCTACCTTAATAATTGGTCCCATAATTCTTTCGTAAAGGTCAAAAAATCTGCTATCGTCAAAATAGGCTAAACGCGATAACACTACTCCAAGGAATGATATAAAATTCAAGTCACCGTATTTTTCTTCTTTTCCGCCAATCATTTTTTTTGCAGTAGTATTTTTTGTGCATCTATTTTCTTCAGTTTTCATTAACAATTAATATATATATTAAATATATTAAATATAGTAATTTTTTTTAGTGTCTTCGTCTTCCCTTACGCGTTTTACGTGTTTTACGTCCTACACTTGATATACTTGATATATTTTTAACGCCCTTTACGCCTAAATTTAATCCTTCATTAAAAGTTCCATAAACTGCTGACACACCTTTTTCTATAACAGGAACAGATTTTGTTGTTGCCTTTTTAGCAATATATCCAACACTGTTTAAACCTTCACCTATAATTGGCAAAGATTTTTCAGAAGATTTTCTCAACTTTTTTATCATTCTAGAACTACGATTTCTGCGTGTTTTTCCCATATAAATATGTATATAAAATATTTATTTTTATATATAAAATATGGAATTTATTAAACGTATAATACTTTTCTTTTTTATTGGTTTATTATTTTTTTTAATTATGTATATTTTTTTAGGCAAAAACTTATTTAACCTAAATAAAACAAATATAACGAACGAAAATGTTTTTAATTTTTTAAAAGAAGGTTTAACGAATAATTCAGTTTCTGACACTTCAATAATTATAAATAGTACAGACGCGTTTTGTGAATCACATAGAGGTTCTAGCTACTTATTAGAAAAATCTTGTAATAAACTAACAAAAAACAACTGTAACTCTACATCTTGCTGTGTTTGGACGAATAACGATAAATGTGTTGCTGGTAATTCAAATGGTCCTACATTCAACACAGACGACAATGGTAAAACCCAAAATTTAGATTATTATTATTATCAAAACAAATGCTACGGTACAAAATGTTCCAATTAAAGTTGTCTAATTATTATATTTGAGTCGTTTGCTAAATTTTGTACAATTACATTATTACAATAATCGTCCAAATAAATTATTTCTTTTATTCCACACGCAGCTATCGTTTTGAAACAATTCGGACACGGATAATGTGTAATGTAAATTTTTGCACATTCTAATGATACTCCTCGTTTAGCGCAGTCGGTGATCGCATTAACTTCACTATGTATAATAGATTGTTCGTGGTTATCTTGTATTCTTGATATGTGTGGAGCACCAGAAATATATCCATTATATCCCATTGATATTATACGATTGTTCTTTACAATAACACTTCCTACATTTAATCTCGTACATGGTGACCTATAAGATGCTAACAAAGCTATAGACATAAAATATTCATCCCATTCTAGTCGTTTTGCCAAATTTTCGTTTTTAAAATTTTTTATTACACTTAACATTTTATTACTAACATTTATTACATTTATATTTTTTTTATTACAATAAAAAATTGAATATAATAAAAAAATATATAAGAATAATATAACTAATAAATATATAAGAAATGATAATTCCAATTAAATGTTTTACATGTGGTATGGTTATTGCAGATAAATATAGATTTTATCTTGAAGAAGTGCGTAAGAAAAAAATTGCCAAAAAAGGAAACGACCAAACAATAAATATTGATAAGGTTCTTTATTTAACAAAAGAGTTTCACGAAAAAACGCCAGAAGGCGAGGTTTTAGATGAATTGGGAATGAAAAAAATGTGTTGTCGTAGACATTTTCTTACACACGTTGATATAGAATAAATCTATAACCAAAACTAGTGATGCAAAAACAAATTATAATTAAATAAATTTCTTAACATATTATATAAATTAAAAAATGGCAAAAAATAAATCTTTAAGAAAACAAAAAACTTATAAAATGAGAGGATGTTCTAAAAAATCAAAAAAAATGTCAAAAAAAATGTCAAGGAGAATAGGGTTTAATTCGCGTAGAAATTTATCAGGGGGAGCAACAAATCCAGGAACATATCCGATTTCTCAACAGCCACCACTACAAAACGAACTAGATTTCATAAATCCCCGTGGAGGACAACGTGGAGGCAATTGCGGGTGCGGAATTCCTATGACAGGAGGCGCAGGACCATTATATCCAAACGGATTAGTAGGTTCACCTATTAACGTGTCTAATAACTCTTTGCCTGGTTTAAATGGCATTCCTGGTGATAGAAACTATACCGGTGGAAATATGTACACTGTTGATCCCCAAACAGCCATAAATTCATCTCCACTTGTTGGAGGAAAAAGGAGAAAAAAAGGAAAACAACGAGGCGGAACAACATCTAATTTTTTATTTCAAGATTTGGTAAACTTAGGTAGACAATTTCAGTATGGTTTAGGAAGTGCATATAACGGTATTTCTGGATACCCTGCTGGTCCAAATCCTATGCCTTGGAAAAGTCAAATGACTGGACTAAATTCTAACAGTTTAGCAGCGTTAAAAAGCAATGTTTTGGTTTAATATGTCTGCGTTTCTCTTACACCTTTTTACATCTCAAATGACGATTTTACAGCAATAAAAAGGTATAAATAATAATATATTATAAAATAAAATAATATATTATGATATATTATGATATATGAAAACTAAAGGTAATCGCAAATCAAAAGTTTTAAAAAAAGCAATAAACAAAAATAAAACAATAAAAAAATCAAATAAACTAAAATCTTGTAATGAATTCTGTAAAAATGTTTATGTTTATGAAATAGATAAACAAAATAAAGAACTCGCAAAAGGAAGTAATGTTACTTATAACCCAAAAATAGACAGAGATTTTAGAATATCTACTTGTAAAAAAACTTTTTGTAATAAAAATTGTAAAAAAACTTATAAGTATTACGATAAAGAAAGCGAAAAACTGTTTAAAAAAAATATGAAAAATAATTTCATAACAAATATGAGTCCAGAACTAATAGAAACAATGAAAACAAAAGGCGCTATATCATATTGTGACGGTTTTGTATATAATCCATTTAATAAAAATAAATAATCGGTGTTTGAAATGTAAAAAGGTGCATTGTTATAGGAATATTATTGATTTATATGTAGGTTTTATGAAAAAAATTTATATAATTTATATAGAGTAAAAATATAATTTATATACATAATTTATATACTTGAAATGAAAATAAAGAATGGTTATTCTTATAACAAAAACGGATGGACGTATATTTCAATAAAAGGTAACCCCAAAGAAAGAGGTTTTGCTTACGGTTATTTATGTGCGGAAAGTTTTAAAGAAATACAAAAAATGTTGTCTTTTTATGTTTTTGAAAGTTACGGTGAACCTTGGGAATATTTTATAAAAAAAATTAATGAAGACTTTAAGGAAATGACCAAAAAAGATTTTTTAGAACTATACCAAGAAATGGAAGGAATTTCTGAAGGCTGTAATGCAAATGGATGCAAAACAACTATCGACGAAATAATAGCATGGAATTTTTACATGTCAATGCCATATTGGTATTCTTATATTTCCGATACTCACGTAGGCAAAGAGGGAGGAGCAAAAAAATTTAAACCTCCTAAGGGTTCCGATAAATGTAGTGCATTTATAGCTGTTGGTGATTGGACGGCTGACGGTAAAATAGTAGTAGGGCATAATTCTTTTTCTGATTTTATTGACGGACAATATGCAAGCATCGTATTAGATTTAAACCCCGATAGAGGTTATAGATTTATAATGCAAACGTCACCATGCTGGATATGGAGCGGAACTGATTTTTATGTAAACAGTGCGGGAATGATCGGTACTGAAACAACAATAGGAGGTTTTATGCCTTATAAAAAAAATATTCCTGTTGGTTATAGAATTAGACATGCAATGCAGTATGCATCTAATATTGATGAAAGCATTTCTTTATTGGTAAATGGAAACTCGGGAGATTATGCTAATTCTTGGTTATTTGGTGATACCAAAACGAATGAAATCGCACGTATAGAATTGGGGTTAAAGTATTTTAGTGTTTCTAGGTCTAAAAATGGTTATTTAATAGGGTTTAACTCTGTTTATGATCCTAGAATGCGAAATTTAGAAATTCATAATTCTGGGTTTTATGATTTAAGAAGACATCAAGGTGCTAGACGTGTTCGTTTATCGCAACTAATGAATAAACATAAAGGGAAAATAAATATTGAAATAGCAAAACAAATTATGGCTGACCATTACGATGTTTATTTAAAAAAAGATAATAATCCTTGCTCTAGAACGGTGTGTTCTCATTATGATTTAGATAAGAGAGAATATATGTCGCAAAGTGACAGACCAGTTCCTTATGCTCCACATGGCGCATTAGACGGAATAGTTTGCGACACAACGCTCGCAAAAAAAATGGCATTTGTTGGACGTTTTGGTAACTCTTGTGGTTTAGATTTTAATAAAGAAAAATATTGTAAAGAAAACACGCAATTTTCAGCCATGTGTAACTTTATAAAAGATAGACCATCACAACCATGGACTATATTCAAATCAGAAGATTATAAAAATATACCTAGTCGTAATAACATTAAAAAATATATTAACGAACATAACTTAAAAAATATACTTAAATTTAAAGAAAACACAGAAGAATACTTAAATATATATAGAAATAACAAATTTTTTCAAGACGCTAATAATGAACAAGTAGTAACACATTATTATACAGATGACAGCTATGAATATGCTCCAGAAAAAAAAATAATTAATGGCTTTACAAACGAAAACAACAAAAACAACAACAACAAAAACAACAAAAACAACAACAATAAAACAAACGCTATGACCCTTTATAAATCTAAATCTAATTCGAATTCAAAATCAAAATCAAAAACGATGAAAAATAGAAAATAGAAATAGAAAATAGAAATAAAAAATATATTATTAATGATAATTATATTTTAAAAATATGATTATTATTATATAAAAATGGACGATGAAAATATATCTTGGAAATTAATAGATAAATATTTTACGGATAATCCAAATAATTTAGTATCACATCATTTAGAGTCTTATAATGAATTCTTCAAAAATGGTATTCAAAGAATTTTTCGCGAAAATAATCCCATAAGATTTATTGAGAGAGAAGATGAGACAACTGTTTTAACAAAAAGATGCGAATGTTTACTATATTTAGGTGATAAAGATGGATCAAAAATATATTTCGGCAAACCCATTATTTATGACGACTACCATACACATTTTATGTATCCGAATGATGCCCGTTTAAGAAATATGACATATGGAGTTACTATTCATTATGATGTTATTGTCGATTTTATTTATTATATAGGAGACGAAAAGAGAGAACACCAAATAACATTAAAAAAAATTTTTTTAGGTCGATTTCCAATAATGCTTCAATCAGATTTATGTATATTAAAATCATTAGATAAAAATGTTCGTTTCAATATGGGTGAATGTCGTAATGATTATGGCGGTTATTTTATTATTGACGGAAAAGAAAAGGTTATCATCTCTCAAGAGAAATTTGCTGACAATATGCTTTATATAAGAGAAAATAAAGAAGACGATACATTCAGCCATTCAGCTGAAATAAGATCTGTATCAGAGGATACTTCTAAACCAATTCGAACTACTGCAGTGAAAATCGTTGCACCATCAGCAACTTATAGTAACAAGCAAATAGTTGTTTCTGTTCCCAATGTGAAAAAGCCAGTCCCCTTATTTATTTTAATGAGGGCTCTAGGTGTTACATCAGATAAAGATATAATTAAATACTGCTTGTTAGATTTGAATAAAAACGAAGACTATATAGATTTATTTATTCCTTCTGTTCATGATGCAAACAAATTTTTTACGCAACAATTGGCACTCGAATATATATCTGAGCTAACAAAAAGAGGAACTGTTTCAGGAGTGTTAGAAATATTGTCTGATTATTTTTTACCACATATTGGCGAGTTAAATTTTTTAGACAAAGCTTATTTTGTTGGATATATGGTTTATCGTTTATTAAAGGTTTTCACAAAAGAAGAAAAACCAACAGACCGCGATAATTTTCGTTTTAAAAGAGTTGAACTATCTGGTTCCCTAATTTACGATTTATTTAGAGAATATTATTTAATCCAAAAAAAAGATATTACACGCAAGATTGATGAAGAGTATTATTATCATAAGGGGTCGTATAGAGAAGACGATACTCTCTCTAGAAAAGAAAAGAGGGACTTAAAAACAAAGGGGAAAGCGACGAAGACGATAGTTGAAGATGAAAATAATAAATACAAAGATAATTTTATAGGATTAATTGAAGCGAATTTTAAGAACTTTTTTAAAGATAGAATAGTGGAACAAGGATTTAAAAAAGCTTTTAAAGGAAACTGGGGCTCAGAAGCTCATACTAAACGTTTAGGGGCGGTTCAAGATTTAAACCGTCTAAGTTGGTACACATTCATTTCGCATCTAAGAAAAATAAATTTACCGCTTGACGCTAGTGCTAAAGTTGTAGGTCCACGTCTTTTAAATTCTTCTCAATGGGGATTTATTGACCCGATTGACACACCAGACGGTGGAAATATTGGATTACATAAACATATGTCAATAACTACTTATATTACTAGTGGTTCATCAGCAGTTCCTATTATAAAATGGCTAAGAATAAACACACCGCTAAAAGTTATTTTAGAGTGTAGTCCTGAACAGTTGGCTTCTAGCTCTAAGATTTTTGTTAACGGAAATTGGATAGGAGTAATAGATAATCCAATTTCTACAGATGGCGGAGAATTAGGCTTGGTAGAATTATTAAAACTATATAGAAGAAACGGAATTATACCTGTTTATACAAGTATATCGTTTGATTTTGAACGTAATGAAGTTTATATTTATACTGATGCTGGAAGATTAACAAGGCCAATATACTATATGGATGATAATTCAGCAAGTTATAAACGCCAAGACGTTATAAGTTTAATAAATAAAGGTACAATAACATGGGAACAAATAATTTCTGGACTAAAAGAAAAAAAAGACGATAATTTTTTCACAAAAAATAACAAACTTTATAACGTTATTGATTTATATCCAGACTTAAATAAAGAAAATGTTTATCAAATTTTAAAAAAATACAAGTCTGTAGTTGATTACATAGATACAGCAGAAGAGGAAACCTCTTTAATCGCAATAAATCGTGATAATCTTAAAAAAAGTAAATGGTACACGCATTTAGAAATAGACCCATCACTTATTTTGGGTATTATGTGTAATTTAGTTATTTATCCTGAAAATAATCCTGTCACGCGTAGTTCATTTTCTTGCGGTCAAAGTAAACAAGCCGTTTCCGTGTATCACTCTAACTATCAAATGCGCATCGATAAAATGGGCGTTGTTTTAAATTACGGTCAAACCCCTTTAATTAAATCTAGGTACCTAGAATATATTAATAATGAAGAACAACCTTATGGTGTAAATGCTATCGTAGCAATTATGTCTTATACCGGTTATAATGTAGAAGATGCTATTCTTATTAATGAAGGATCAATTAAACGCGGGATGTTTAGAACAACTTATTATTCTATGTATGAAGCGAGAGAAGAAAGTTCTAAAATAACTGGTATGAATAATTCAAAGTTCGCAAATATAGAAAAAAATAATGTAATTGGGAAAAGGCCGGGATACGATTATAGTTATTTAGACGAACATGGTCTAGTAAAAGAAAATACTGAACTAAATGACAAAATTATTGTAATCGGTAAAATAAATTCTAATTTAGAAAACAAGGATGTATGGATTGATGCGTCTGTTAAAACAAAAAAAGGCCAACTCGGGTATGTAGATAAATCTTTTATTACTCTCGGTGAAGAAGGGTTCAATGTAGCAAAAGTCCGTATTCGCGAAGAACGTTTACCTGCTATTGGCGATAAAATGGCATCGCGCAGTGGACAAAAGGGTACTATAGGACTTATTATCCCTGAAGAAGATATGCCTTATACAAAAGACGGACTTAGACCAGACCTTATTATAAATCCTCACGCAATTCCGTCACGTATGACTATCGGGCAAATTGTAGAGTCTTTATTTGGAACTGTTTGTGTAACATATGGTGGTTACGGCGACTGCACTGCTTTTCAAGTAAAAGGCGCTAATTATTCTACGTATGGTCCCTTATTGGTGAAACAAGGGTTCAATTCAACAGGTAATCAAGTTATGTATAATGGTATGACAGGCGACCAATTGTCGGCTGACGTTTACATAGGCCCAACATATTATATGCGTTTAAAACATATGGTAAAAGATAAAATTAATTATCGTGCACGAGGTCCTAATACTGCTCTAACCAGACAACCCGTTCAAGGTCGCGCAAATGATGGTGGTCTACGTATTGGTGAAATGGAGCGTGACGGCGTGTTAGCTCACGGAATGTCTTATTTTTTAAACGAATCTTTCATGGTACGAGGCGAAAAATCGGATTATTATTTGGCTGTCTGTAATAAAACAGGAGCAGTAGCAATTTATAATGAAGCAAGAAATTTGTTTTTAAGCCCGCTTGCAGATGGACCGATCAAATTTTCTACTAATCCTGACGGAACACAAAACATAAAGAATTTAAGTAGGTTTGGACGTTCTTTCAGTATTTTAAGAGTTCCATATTCATTTAAACTTTTAATTCAAGAGTTGCAAGTAATGAACGTTCAAATGCGTATTATAACAGATGAAAATGTAGACCAGTTACTTAGTATGTCTTATTCTAATAATGCCGAAAAGTTATTGAATTTTTCATATCATAACAAAAAGAATAAATTAAACTATGAAAATACTATTCCAAATGTGATTAAACATTATAGTAGTATAGTAAAATATGAGTTAAGTAAAACAACTAAAGCTGATACAAATTATAAAATTGATATATTAACAGAAGCAAAACGAGCAGAGACTATAAACAGCGTACAAGAAGCGTTAGAAATAATACAACGATGTATGAGTGAAAGCGATAAAGAAAATACTAATCCAAATATAAACAATGGACTAACAGAAAACGAATTACCTGAACAAATTAATGGACCATGGAGTTTCGATTTGGAGTCAGCAAAAAGAACTATTAATTTAATATTCAACGTATTACATCATAATTGTTACTTGTTATGTGTATCGCAAGGCAAACCTACATTGACAAAATTAGAACCGCAAGGTTTTCCCGAAGTTTTTCAAGAACAAATAAATCAGTTTAAAGCAAATAATCCTTCTATTGCAGCAAATTTAGGAAACGACATTAGGATTTTACAATGCATCATTAAAGAGAGAAAAGATAGTTTTGCTACAGAATTTAATGATTGGATACAAAGTATAAATACTAATCTTCCTGATGGAGTTTTTATTTTAGATTTGACGGATAATGTAATGTTGAGAAATGATGACAAACCGTATTGGCAACAATATACACAACAGCAAATAGGAATGCAAACTTATTTACCTATTTTAGGTTATTCAGGGGCTAAAAATTTCTGGGATATTCCTATACCCAATTTCGACGATATAGACGTTGTTATGAATCCAGATAAGCTACTACTTAAAAATATGTATCCTTGGAATGACAAAATTTCTAAAGCTGTATTTCGCGGTAATCCTACAGGTTGCGGCACTAGTTCTAAAACAAATATGCGTATTAAATTGGCTGAAATGATGAATACAAATACAAAATACTTAGATGTTGGATTAATAAAAACATCAAATAACATGCCTCGTTTTGACCCTGTAGATGGTCTAGGATTAATTAAAGTCAACGCTACACCAGTAGATAAAATAGATATGCAAGAGCAAGGAAAATATAAATATATTATACATGTTGATGGTAATGTGGCTGCTTATCGTTTGTTAAAAACAATGTTACTAGGTTCAGTAATATTAAAGGTAGAAGGAAAATATAATTTATGGGTAGAGCATTTATTACAAGATGGAGTACATTTTATAAGTGTAAAAGAAGACTTGTCTGATTTAATAGAAAAAATAGAATGGTGTATGGAACATGATGATGAATGTAAAGTTATAGCAGAAAATGGAGCAAAACTAGCCACTAAGATATTAGATAAGGATTATATAAATGATAGTTTTGTAAAAATATTATGGAGTGTTTATAATCGTATTAATCCAGGTAATCAAAATTATGAACCTGAATCGCCAGATTTTCCACCTCCACAAAATTTATCACCGCAATATCCTAACGTATCACCAGCTTACGTGCCTAATAGTGATGAATTACAAACAAATTATAATCCTATGTCGCCTCAATATAAACCAGATAGTTCGACACCAACACCACCTTCGCCAAAACCAGCTACCATATTAGAAGTTGAAGTTGAAAATAAAAAGGAAGAAACAGGCGAAACCCCTACTGAGAGTAATTCCGATAATAATAACAATACACCATCAGAAGAAAAACCACCAGCACAGAGTAAAACAGTATCTTTTCAAGAAACGTCAAGTAGCGAAACATCTAATAATGGAACAAGAAAAATACAATTATAATTAAAAATAAAAATGAAATAAAAACAAAATAAAAAATCATTATGTTAATAGTATAATATAAATATGTCCTCTTTAAACACAAGTTTATTAATTTCTAATATCTATACTTCTAGAAAAATAATTCTAGAACTAATGGAAAAACAAGGTTATAATGTTGATGACTATGCAAACTTTAGTGTAAATGAGGTAAATTCAATGAAACAAAATAATCAGTTGGATATTCTTTTAGAGAAAAAAAATATTGATGCACTTTCAGGAAAAAAGAATAAAATATATATACGTTATAATTTAGGTAAAGCCATTAGACCAAATAATATTCACGAAATGATAGACGATTTGTTTATGTTATCAGAAACACTTACGAAAGATGACACATTATTTATTATAATTAAAGACGACCCAAATGATACGATTATTAATGAATTAAAACATATTTGGGAAACAGATGGTATATTTATTGTTATTGAAAGTATTAAGCGTCTACAGTTTAATATTCTTAAACATGTATTAGTTCCAAACCATATAATAATATCAGAAGAAGAAGAAGTTCAAGATGTAATGTTTAAATATAATATAACTAATAAAAATAATTTTCCTGACATTTCGAGATTTGATCCTGTTGCGCGAGTTATTGGATTAAGACCAGGACAAGTTTGTAAAATAATTAGACCAAGTAAAACTGCGATTGAAGCGCCTTATTATAGAATTTGTGTATAAAAATAAAAATACTTAAAAACAAAAATAGAATATAAAATATATAAAAATGAATTTTGATGCGCCGTTAGACGTAGGGTTTACAATTTACTCAAAAAGTGGATGCGATAATTGCACCAAAGTAAAAAAACTACTTAAAGAGAAAAATACTTTTTTTTTTGAAGTAGTTTGTGACGATTATTTAATTGAAGATAAAAGTGGTTTTTTGGCTTTTATACAACATCATGCAAATGTAAGTTACAAAACGTTTCCAATGGTTTTTTATAACTCTAACTTTGTTGGTGGGTTTCTTGAAACGAAAACATATTTGCAAAAGTTAGACTTCAGAATTGATGATAATTTTTAATTTTATTTTACATCTATTTTACATCTATTTTACATCTATTTTACTGTATATTTATTTTGTTTGATATTTATTTTAATTTTATATATATATCAATGTCAAATATAATTGATGATAATATTCAAGATAACTTTATAAACCCAGAACAATTTACACAACAGTTGCAAACGTTAAGCGAACAATTACCTTCTGTTTTAGACGATTTTAAAAAATATTATGTGTTTTACAATAGAAATCCTGAATATGACGAATACATATCACATTTTAATATTGTAAAAAATAACTTAAACTCTATTAATTCAAAGATGTTTGTATTGTCAAACGAAGTCCAAACGAATATTGATGACATAAATGAAATACTTATAAATTTAAATACTTCAATAGGACAACTAAAAACAGAAAATAGCAAAACTATAAAACGCCTAAGAGGGGTTAAAGAAAAATATAATGCTGCAAATGAAATGATTTCGAATTATAAAAATATATATGAATACAACTATTTAAGGAACTGGGGACTACTATTAAGTATAGTCATAGCTGGATTTTCTATATCGGTAATTTACAAAAACAAAATAAATAGTTAAATAAAGTTAAATAAATATAAAAATAATATATTTTATATTTATATTTCTTAAATGTTCAATATTTATAACGGACGCAAGCATATTTCAGATAATAAATATATGCTATATTCGCGCAAATGTACCGATGAATCAATAAAAAAAACTGTTTCCCGAATAATTGAAAGAGAGAAAACTCAAAAATTCAACTTAGTTAATTTATCTGGCAGTCAAATTGCAAATAATAATTTAATTGCAAACCAATCTGCTTTTGTTTTTTTTCTCTCTATTTCTTCATTAATGTATTATTTTTTAAATAATAAATACATATAATTAACTCAACTATAGTAATAAATATATTATGATATATGGTTAGAAAATATTATTATAATATTAATATTTTAGGCAGAATTTTAGGCAGAATTTTTAGGAAATAATTAAGGCAGAATTTTAGGCAGAATTTTTAGGAAATAATTAAGGCAGAATTTTAGGCAAAATTTTTAGGAAATAATTAAGGCAGAATTTTAGGCAAGAATTAAGGCAATTATTTTTTTTGTGAAAAAAATAGTATTTTGATATATTATAAAATGGGACTTATCAATAAGACCAAGTTACAGCAAATCGTTAACGATTTCCACGCTTCAGCTGCTTCTGCATCTGTTACTGCTTTTTTAAAATCCCCTCTTCTTGATGCGAGCAATACAACTTTATACGATGCAATGACCAATAGTTTAGGAGCTTTTAAATTTAGTGAAACAGCATCATCAGTGTTATCTGGTAGTAGTTTGAGTTTACGTGTTGTAGTAGTTCTTCCTGATGGAACAGTTACTTATGATTCTGCAAAAGTCAATACAGTTGTAAATGCTATAGCAAAAAGTATTAATGAAAATCACAATAGTAGAATTTCATTTTTGAAAGCATTTCTCGGTCCTCAAGGTGCTTTATCGTATGAATCAAAATTTTCCACATCAAACGGAGTTCAAGAAGAGTATGTTGCTCAAGCTCTTGGTGGTGATGGTGAATCTTGTCTTGGTGCTATTAGATTTTCTGTATATTAATTTTAGTGCATATTTAGTTAAATAATTATTTTTAAAATATTTTAATATAATTATTTTTGTAATATAATATTTGTTTGACAATAGCTATTAATGTATTTGAAAGCATAATAATTTTTTTGGTAAATATTAAAATATATTTATTTTATATAATATGCAAAATAATATTTTGGATTATTTAGCAAATAGCAACAACAGCGTTTTGCATGGATTAAATGACACCTCTTTATTAGGTTCTAACTTAATTAATAAAACAGATAATAATTGGTATCTAAATATTGTTTCAGACCAATCTTGCATTAACACTATTTCTTCAAATACAAATCAACTATTAACGTTAAATATATGTTTTCCTGCTGGCACTCCAGTTGTTACAGATCAAGGAATAATTGGCATTGATAAAATTAATACTAAATTCCATACCATCCACAACAAAAAAATCGTTTGTGTAACAAAAACATTTAGTAATCATGACTATTTGGTTTGTTTTGAAAAAGATTCATTAAGTCATAATGTTCCTTCTGAAAAAACTATGATGACACCAGATCATCAAATATTACACAACGGCAAATTTATTATGGCTGAAAGATTTTGCAAAAAATATGAAAATGTACATAAAATAAAGTATGATAATAAAATATTATATAACATTTTAATGGAACAACCAAATGTAGTTGAAATTAACAATTTAACTTGTGAAACATTAGACCCAAAGTCAGCGGTCGCAAAATTTCACATTGTTTTGAACAACTCGTTGCCAGAAATAAGAAACCAATTAATCAAAAAATACAATGATAGAATGCAAAAAAATATTAGAATACAAAAACATTAAATTGTAGAACATCAATATCAATAATATTTACTCATTTAAAATGTCCATTTTAGCAAAAAAATATTTTACACCTCTTGAAGATTTTAAATGGCACATTTATAAATAGAAAATAAAATGATATTTAATATCATTTTATTTAGGGTATGGTAAAGAGGTTTAGACTTTACATTTTCAGCAGTGATAACTGTTGTTTTTTTAACATAATTGTTAACCAAACTTAAACTACATGCCCTCAATATTACCAAATATAATAATCTTTAATTTATTTTTTTCTCAGTTTAAATCTTCAAGGGTGTTAACATCATTCATTAGAAGAAACAGATAGAACAACCCGGATTAAAATGCCGCGTGAATAAATAAAAAAATATGCTTTGCCAAAATTTGTTTTGAGTTAAACAAAAAGAGATATTATTATGTTTTCTTTTTATAATTATATAGATGTATACGCAAAATAATTCTTATAAAAAAAGTAACTATCAACAAATTATTGAAAATATGACATCAACTAATACAACAAATTCGTTATCATTAGATTTAGAAAATTTGAGTGTGCAATATAGTAATTTGCTTATACAGTACGAACAAGCTGTAGCTGACTATAATAATGTATTAACGCAAAAATCTGAAGGTACCGTTTTACCAATGATGTCTATTAAAGGTCAAGCTTTCTGGGGAACTGCTGGAATTAGTAGTAGCAATGTTTCTAAAATGGCAAATTGCAAAGCATTATGTGCATCAAACAAATCTTGTAGTGGTGCAACTTATGATACAAAAACGAACCTTTGCTCTATAAGAACTGGTGATGGCGGGTTAGTTAATTCATCAAAAAATACTTATGCTTTAATAAGTCAAGAAAAATACTTAATGATGAATATAAAAAATATTAATAGTCAATTAATTAATATAAATACACAAATATTAAATACAATTAATAATGGCAAACCTGTATTTGAGACTGAATATAAGTTAAGGAGCGAAAAGGCTCAAGCTCTTATAAACAACTATATAAGTTTATTACAACAAAAAGAAAAAATATATGAAATTATAGAAGAACAAAATACTTTAGACCAATCTCAAATAGAAGGTAACATACACATAAATCAAAATTATTATTCTTTTTTATTTCTATTAGTACTATCTATTATATTTATTATTGCACTATATTTTTTGCTAAAACCAAAAAATAGTGCAACGAGCAGTTTAACAAGTGTATTAAATCCATATGGAAACACTAATACATAAAATATAAAAATATATAATTAGGTATCGTAGTATTTGTTTTTCTAATACTAATATATAAAATGAGTTTGCAAACAATTAGTAGCCAGTTTAATACTACTTTAACACAATATCAAAATTTGTATTCACAATATATAAATCTATTAAATTCTTCTAATAATAGTTTAACTACTATTTCAAATTCTTCTTTTGTTAGTCCATCTACACTAAGTACTAAAACTAAATTAACATTACAAAATTGTCTAAAGGCGTGTTCTTCAAATAAATCTTGTACAGGTGCAACATTTAATTCGTCGAACGGAACATGTACTGTTAGCGGGGGAACAGGACATATTGTAAATGCGTCAGGATCTACAGCAATCGTGCCACAGTTGTTAAGTTATAGTTATCAGTTACGACAACTAAATAATAAGTTAATTTCGCTCAATACACAAATGCAAAACATAGCTATATCAAACGCAACGAAATTTCAACAATCGTCATCACAAAATAAGCAACAAGACCAAATTTTACAACAAAATTATCAGGTTTTAATGGACGAGAGTGAAAAGTTAAAACAAATAACTAATGATTATCAAACGGCAAATGAAGCATATGATACTACTTTGCTTATAGTAAATTCAAATTATTGGAGTTATATAGTTTTATTAATTATTTCTGTGTTACTTATATTCTTACTAATAAAATTTTCTATAACTGATCAACAAATGGGAGGCGGAACAAACGGAATAAAAAGGGAAGCAATCTTATTATTTGGTATTATGGTTGTATTTTTAGGATTATCTAATATCTATAAAAACAATAATATTTATTTATTTGTTTCTATACTTTTAATTTCTTATATTCTCGCTAAAATGAAAATTAGACAATTAAATTAATTTAATTATATTATTATATATTTTTGTATCCTATTATATTATTATGACAAGTGTAAATCAAGTATTCACAAATAAAAGTGATCCAAAAAAATTAGATATAACAAATTTTGCACAAGCATATAAAAATAATAAGGATAACACAAACCTTTCTTCTGTTTCTTTAACTCAAGGAGAGAAATTTAAAAACAATCAGAAAAAAATAAAAAAACATTTAGTTAAAAAAGCAGTGAGGTTAAGTGGAACAGAAGGATTTACAGGTATAGACCTTAGTAGTTTAGATTTATCTGCTGACGGATTAACTGAGCAATCCAATCAAATAATACAAGACAATGACTATTCTTCACAGCAGCAAACTATAGCGGATTTGAAACAACAGTATCAAGATACATTGACACAATACCAGAATTTATGGAAACAAATTTCTGGTAGTGCTACGGACTATGTAAATCGTATAAACCCAAAAAACCCATACTTAAATAAAAATATAGTTTTTTCTACAGGCGACACAGCTTATGTTACAAATCAGGGAGTAGCTAAATTATATTCTAGTACAGTTATGAGTTCTACTGCAGGAAAAAACGGTTGTCCTCCTTCAAAAAACTTTGTGAAAGTTAATTTACCATGGTTAACAGATTATAATACTCCTGGGACTTCTATACCAACAGCAAATTATCCGTTGATTTCAGGCACACCTATGGTAGCGGGTCAGAGTTGTGGAAATGAAGGACTAAATGTATATGTAAATAATATATTAAAAAATCCTAGTGCCACATATTTAGGTAGTTATTCTGATAATGCTAGTAGTCCATTAATGCCTTTCGTTGGAAATGCGCCTTCTGTTTTTAACGTAAACTTACAAAACGGCAATTTTGATCAACCGCAAATTTCAGCAAATAGTTATAAATATATTAACTCTAATTCAAGTGTTCCTGGTTGGTATTTTAATGCTGTTTTAATAAACAGTAGTGGAGCATGGAATTATCCTACTCCTTATCCTAATGGTTCTCAAGCTGCATGTATTCAAGGTAATCAAAGTTTATATCAATATGTTAATTTAATACAAGGAAGTTATACTATATCATTTTATTCGTGTGGAAGACCAAGTTATAGCGCAAATCCTATAAATGTATTTTGTGTTGCATCATCTTCTTTTACGACACCTCAACAAGCAACATCATCATATACTTTTACACCAGTGTTAACAGGTTGGAATAGTTATACTACAACTATCACTATATCTACTTCAGGAAATTACGCATTCGGGTTTTACGGAACGAATTCAAGTGGAAACTATTCTTCAGCTATTCAAGGAATAACTATAACAAGTTCAGGTAGCAGTGCAAATGGCACGTATAATTACTCGCAGTGTATGCAGACTTCACTTGACGGTGGATACCGTTATTTCTCATTACAAAATGTAAATCCGTCAAAATCTTTAGGTTATTGTGCTGTAAGTAATGATTTACCAACAGCAACAAGTTTAGGAATAAGTTATGTTCCTAGTGGTCAAGTTCCTTTATGGTCTTCGAAAACAGCTGGACAAACAGGAAATAGCGCTATACTATCTGTAACTGGATCGCTTTCTGTGGTAAATTCTGGTGGAAGTTCCGTTTCTAGTACATCTAACTCAGCAGCTCAACCAAGTGGTTTTTTAGGATGTTATGGCGATTCTTCAAATCGTGCTATGCCTTTATATAATAATGGTTCACAAAGTTATAATTTATATCAATGTCAAAGCATAGCAAAACAAAATAACTCAACTTATTTTGGTTTACAAAATTCAACATCTGGTACAAATGCTCAATGTGCTTTAAGTAGCAATTTAGCACAAACAACAAGTTACGGTAAAGCTGGAAACTGCACTACAACTAAAAATGGAACAGTATCCGGTGGTGGATGGTCCAATGCGGTATATTCTACTGGGTTAAATCAAAGTAATTATTATTTAATCCTTCAGAATGATGGTAATATGTGTGTTTATAGAGGAACTGGTCCTTCTGATAATCAGGGACTAATATGGTCTTCAAATACTCAAGGAAAACAACAGCAATCAAATCCTGCATATGCAGCAGTAAACGGAAAATATGGTCAAAACTGGATTGCCAGTGGGTCAACTTTGGCGGCCGGCGACTTTGTTGGTTCTACAAAAGGAAATCTAGCTTTAATTATGCAAGGCGACGGTAATCTTGTTTTATATACATTTAAAAATGTTGTCAATAGCAAACAGATGGCTGATAAAAATATTGGAGGAGGACAAGGAGCGAATGGAATATATGATATAGGAAATATTGGATTTTCTAGTAATATGGGAAAACTTGCGTATATTGACCCTGACACAGGATTACATGTGTACCCTAGTACGAATTCTCAATACATAAATAGCTATGCGAACCTCATAAATACTGATAGTCCTGGTAACGATATAGTTGGAGCTGCTTATGGTAATGCTACAGTACAAAATTGTCAAACAACCTGCAACAATAATTCAAGTTGTGCAGGATTTGCATTTTCAACTACTAACAATGTGTGTTACCCTAAAACGTCAGGAATGTATCCAACAGGCCAAAGAGTTATAAATCCTGGTGTCAACTTATATATGAGAAATGAAGTTCCTCAAACACCACCTGTTGGTGCTCCATTAACGACCAACAATATAGACACAGTTGCTTATCAAAATTATGTTGTTAGTACTTCTTCGAGTAACCCATATGGTCTTTCTAATATGACGAGTGTCCAACAACAACAGTTATCACAGTTACAAGGACAACTTGATATGTTATCTAGTCAAATTACAAGTTTAACTGATAATTTTGGAAGTGGAACTAATATGGCCGAAACGCAAATGAATACTAATGTTTTAGGAGTAGATGGATATTTAACAGATTTATCGAATACTAACAATAAAATTGATGACTTTGATACTACTGGTGACAATATATTAAGTGATAGTGATATTGTAGTATTACAAAAAAATTATGAATATTTATTTTGGAGTATTTTAGCAACAGGCTCTGTATTAGTTGCAATGAATATTGTTAAAAAATAAAAATACAAATTATATTATATAATTATCTTCTTATAATTTATATAATATGTCAAATTTACCTGATATTCAAGAAAACAACGAACAGATACTTAATGACATTCAATCTTTACAACAAATGGAGCAACAATTATTTAATAATTTAGAAACAAATCCTAATTTAACTTCTGCACAACAACAGGATATAATCCAAAAAATAAATCAAATATCTCAAATGCGTATTAATTTATATCAAACATTGACAGGAATTAATGGTTTTTATCAAAACGCGTTAAGTTCTTCAATCGGTACTCTTCAGGAACAAACTTCTGCAATTGCTATTGTAGAAAATGAATTGAATAACGCTAAAAAACGTTTAGATATGTTAGAAGTAGAAAAAAATAACAAAATGAGATTAGTAGAAATAAACGATTATTATGGTGATAAATACGCAGAACACTCTCAACTAATGAAAATCATTATTTTCACATTAATTCCTGTTATTATTTTAGCTGTATTAAATAGTAAAGGATTATTGCCTAATAATATTTACTATCTTTTATTAACAATTGTATCTTTTATTGGTGCAATATACTTTTGGTATCGTTTCTCTTCTATTATAAGACGTGATGATATGAATTATGAACATTATAACTGGTATTTTAACCCTAGTACTGCTCCTACAGGTTCTAGCGACTCTACAGATCCATGGGGAAATGGTACATATGGTACATGTATCGGTGAATTGTGTTGTTCTGATGGTCAAACTTATGATTCTTCTTTAAATTTATGTGTTGATACTTCTTCATCTGGAACTACTACTGAGTCATTTGTTACAGAATCGATGGTTAATGATATTTTAACCCAAACATCAGATAAACCAAAAACTATTGTTTCAATAAAAGGTGGTAGTTCGGTCCAACCTTCTGTAAGTGAAAGTTTTATTTATAAATAAAATCTTTTACCAATATAGTATATTATAGTAATGTCAAATTCATTTAATATTGATAATTTAAATTCTTTTCTCCAACAGGCTTCTCAAGTAGTTACTTGTGGCAGTGACTGTCAAAAACAACAAACAGCAGAACAACTAAAAAACGCCTACTTAAATGCAGAAACAAATTTAGCTTCAGCTACTAATCAAGTTGATGTAGCACAAAAAAATTATGTTTTGTTTACTGAAGGAACAAATGCTTATGATGATTTAAACGTAAGCCAACTTACTGAAAAAGCTGAATTGATTGCAAATAAATTTCAAGATAATTTTAATGAAGAATATTCTAAAATTGTGTCACAAATAAATACTTATTCTAGTCTTTATGTGAACTTACAAAATGTAGAAGATTTATATAACCGGTATAGTAAACAAAAAATTAAGTTATTTAAAGAACTTAAAAATAACACATCAGACGTTTTAACAAATGATAGAAAAACTTATTATGAAGAACAAGGTATAGAAAAATTAAATTTTTGGTATTTTTACGTTTTATTAACTATTTATATAATTTGTGTTTTATTTTTTATTTTTACAGCATTTTTTTATTCTTCAAACTTGAACTGGAAATTTAGGTTGTCTATTTTAATATGTTTATTTGCATTACCATATGTTTCATCTTTTATACTAAATTTATTTTTATCCTTTATAACATTTATTTACGAGTTTATGCCTAAGAAAGTTTATTAAAAATCATAAGAGCATATATATTTAAATTATTTATAAATTTTTTTATAAATAATTATTGAGTAAACTACAGCGTAAAAAATACTATTTTTATATTAAGAAAGTTTATAATTAAATTATTTAGATTTATTTTTTTTATAATTCTCCTAATTCGTCTTCATCATCAGGTTCATAAAATTTTACTCCTAGCCATCCTTTTCCATTAAACTTTATGAGTTTTCTGTTATATTTAATTTTATTCATACATTCATGAAGTTCTTCCACTTTGGGAGGCTTTCTTGTACCTTGCGTTTCTTCGAACCATTTTTTAAACGATGCATTTAATCCAGACTTTTTTATTATATCTTTTTCATTACCAGTTTTAATAATCATATCATCAATAAACGCCGCAATATGATCTTGACCTTTTCTGTATTTTTGCGATGCTTTTGTTACAGTTTCGCAATCCTTTACTACTCCGTCGGTTTCAAATGCACGTTTAACTAACATGCTTGCAAATATTGGCGCCAGCAAAGGCAATTTATCTTTTAGGTCCTTGTCTTTCACATAAATAAAAGCTGTTTCATCTGTATGTTCTTCATCTTTATCTATAAATTTTGATAGAAAATCACATTTTCTTATACGTCTCCATGTACCGTCATCATTACTTTCAATATCAAATAAATTATTAGTACAAACAACCAACTGAAATTGTGCCTCAAATATTTCGGACTCTGAGTATAATCCTCTTGCTTGTATTGGGTCACCACCTGTAAGCTCTTTCATAATACCTTCGTTTAGTTTTACACCTTTCGTCGGTTCTTGCATTACGGCATATCTTTTACCTTTTAATTTAAGAATTTCGTCTGAAGTTCCGCCAATTAAACCTCTTTTTTCTGTAACAAGAGTGATAGGGACTGTCCCTTTATATTCCCCTAGTGTAACAGACATTAAATCAGCTAAAATTGACTTACCATTACTACCGCTTCCATGGTATACATTAAAGGTTTGGTTTTTGTTTGTGCCTATTAAACAAGAAGCTAAATGGTCCCACATATATTGTTTTAAATCAGGAATTGGAAACAATTTATCCATAAATTCTGTTAGTTCTTTTGCTGTCTGTATATGTTCCGCATTATTTTCATCATAAGGAACATAGTCAATTCCTGTTGACATTGTAATATAGTCTTCAGGGTATCCTTCTCTAAAATTTTTATTTTTAAAATCTACTACACCATTATTGAAGCATAATAAATATTTGTTTGTATCCATATTTTTTATAAAATCTCCATCATAAAATATTTCTGCTGCTTCACGCACTATATTGTTTTTATCAGCGGTTCTTTTTAGCTTAATAAGAATATCGCCTATAATTTTAATTTTCTTTTTTATGTATTCAGTTCTATTATCGTCTTCATTATATTCATGAATTTCGTTATACATAACATCACATTTAGATGCAAATAAGTCAAACATATCTTTGGAAATTTTCTCTCTTATACTAATTCCATGATCTATAACCCATCTGTGATTTTTAAATACATACCACCCACGTTTTTTATCGTAACTAGCACATACATATTTATCTTTATACATTTGTTTTAAAACCATAGCTAAATCGTATTCTGTAGATGTTTCCAGAGACTTATCAATATAATAATCTATTGTCTGTTTTTTTATTTTTTCATATTCTTCAAAATTGTCCTTTTTCAACCAATACATAATTGAACGCTTTGTTACTTGTTTATTCATTTGGTTAGATTTATGGAATTTTCTCCATTCTGCGTATAAATCAGGTATTGTGTTATAGTCAAAATCACTTGCTTTACTCCTTAAATAAATCCATGACAAAAATAATCGTTCGTCTGTATGTTTTAATGCAAATGCTACTTGTCTATTTAAGAGGTGGGACCCTGGTTCGTAATATTTTTCTGGCAAAGCCTTGGTATATTCATGCGTTTCTTTTATGTCATGTTCGTTTGGTCCCAATTTTTTTAACATTTGGGTTATCGCTTTTTCTAAGGTTTCTTTGTCTTTAATATCATTTAAAGATATGTATTCTTCATCACTATCATTTTCGCCATTTTTTTCTTCAAGTAAATTTATCTTTGTACCGCTAGTGATTTTTTTATTTTTTACAAATTTGTTTCCTAGTCTTTTATTATATTCATCTAGTATTTTTGGATTGAGTTCAAATTTAGGGTTCGTGTCGCACTGGACTGATAATTTTGCGAACTGATTTTTAAGATCATAGTCAGATACCTTTTTTTCAGACATCATAAACTCACCATCAGAACGATCATATGATATTACAAAATGTTGTGTTAATTCATATGCTTCATACCCAGGTTTTCTTGATCCGAACAATTGCCAATTAGTTATACCTTTACTTATTCCTTCATCTAATACGGAGTCCCACGTATTTATAAGAGGTAAGTCGCTCCATGCTTCTTGGAGCTTTGTCAACATTTTATCACGTATTATCATCTGTAATATATGATCTACCTTACAACCTATAATCATATGTATACCGTCTTTTGTCAGACTTCCGTCTTCTAACCTATTTACATTTGGCTTTTCAAAAATAAATATATTAAATGGTTTTGATTCCTCAAAAATGAAGGCTTCCTTAAGTTCTTCCAAATATAAAACAATCATGTCCTGAATATGTTCTTTTGTATGTTGTCTGCTTTCTACCTGATAACTGTATCTAAAGTCAAAATCTATAGCCATAGGACCATCTGTATCCAACTGTTTTTCAGTTAAGTATTCTTTTCTTTTTTTTATAAAAATGCTTTCGTAATATAGACTATAAAATGTTGGAAGTTCTTCTTTTGGTATACAAAATGACCCACCGTAAATATTTAAATTTTTATCTGTAATTCTTGTATGCGTAGCAATTTTGTCCTTCTCATTTTTATTGCTATGCTTTGCTAAAAATTCATTCAAGTCTTTAAATTGTGACGATGTTATATTTACGTTACTCATTTTATTATTGTTAATATACTATAATAATATATTTCTATCTCATTTTTTTTAAATAAAAAAAACTACAAAAATTTAACGCAACACAATTAGCACCCTTACAATATATAATATTTCAAATTAATTTAAAAAAACGGTATGATATCTAATTAATAGTAAAATATAATGAGTGTTTTTATTTCAAAAGAAACGATTTCTAGACTATTAAAAGACGTAAAACAAATAATAAAAAATCCATTAACAGATAATGGTATTTATTATATTCATGATGACACAAATATGATGAAAGGATATGCTCTAATAGTAGGACCAGATGACACGCCTTATTTTGGCGGTTATTATTTTTTTGAATTATATTTTCCACATGATTACCCTCATAGCCCACCAAGTGTTAAATATTGGACAAATTATAATAATATTCGTTTTAACCCGAATTTATACACTTGTGGAAAGGTTTGTGTTTCTTTATTGAATACTTGGAGGGGAGACCAATGGACTTCATGCCAGACTATTTCGACTGTTCTTTTAACTTTATGCACTTTGTTATGTAAAGACCCGTTATTAAATGAACCTGGTGTATGTATAGGTCATGCTGATATTAAACCTTATGATGAAATTATCCAATATGCAAATTTAGATATTGCTGTTTGTAATGTTGTTATGAAAAAAGAGCAATTTTTTCTTCCTTTTTTTAACTATTTTTTCCCTTTTATTAAAGAAAGGTTTACTATGAATATTGACAAATTAATGGAGTTCGCAGAAAAAAAAAATACCGAGTTTAATGGTGAAAGTAAAGATTTTAAGACAAGTTATTATGCCATGAAAGTTACAATTGACTATAATAAAATAATAGATAAGTTAAAACGAGCTCGTACTGTTATGGTATAAATTTTTATTTATGGTTTTGATTTTTTTATAGTTTTAATATTTAAAAAAAAATTGATATTAATATATATTATTTATATTAATATAAATAAATATATTTGATATTATATATTAACAATGCATTTTTGTAGCAACTGTTCTAATATGTATTACATAAAAATTAACAATGATGACCCTAATAAACTGATTTATTATTGCCGTAATTGTGGAAATGAGGACAAGTTAATTGCTGTAGAAAATGTTTGTGTATCTAAAACACAAATCAAAAAAAATGAAAAATCATTTAATTATATTATTAATAAGTATACAAAACTAGACCCTACTTTACCGCGTATTAATAATGTATTATGTCCTAATAAAGACTGTGCTACAAATAAAGATGATAAAGAACGAGAAATTATATATATTCGTTATGATGACACAAATATGAAATATATATATTTATGTAGTGAGTGTGAAACGGTTTGGAAAACAGATGAACGCGCATAAATTCTTATAACTTTTAATAAATGACATAAAATATTTTTGTGTCGCTCGCGTAAACTATAGAAATAATACATTTTTTTTTAAATAAAATTGAAATTATTTTTATTTAAAAGTATCTTTAGTAAATATAATAACAACATTAACAATGAGTGACATTGAGGAATATTATGGTGGAAGTGGAAGTGAAAGTGAAAGTGATGACACTATAGTTGGAGGGGCAGAAGATATTGAAGAGGGTGAAATTGAAGAAGGTGAAGTTGAAGAAGGTGAAATAAAAGAAAATAATGATGATGAAGAATATGAAGATGATAATGAAGAAAATAATGATGGTGACAATGATGAAGATGAAAGTGATGATGAATACATAGATGAAAATGCTGAACTACCCGAAAAATCGAAGCCTGTTGCGAAAAAAGGTAAAAATATAAAACCAACTAATTCACATAACTTAACGTTTGATGATGACGACGATGACGATGATGACAATGAGAACTATTTACAAAAATTTGATAGTGAAATTACAAAAAATTATATAAATGATTTTCATCCAGAGTGTTTTACACACAACTATGACGAAATATCAAAATTGGCATGTGTCGTAAGAAACAGTGATAATATTATTATCGATCCAAACCATAAAACTATTCCATTTTTAACAAAATACGAAAAAGCCAGAGTATTGGGTCAAAGAGCAAAACAAATAGAAGCAGGTGCGAAACCTTTTATAAGAGTTCCGGAAAATATTATTGATAGCTATGTTATTGCTGAATTTGAATTAAGAGAGAAAAAAATCCCATTTATTATCAGAAGACCTCTACCAAATGGTGCTTCTGAATATTGGTATATTAAAGACTTGGAAATTATTGGATTTTAAAAATATTTTATCTAGATAAACATATTAAAATTTTATTATGCTTATTATTTATAATGACAGAAATAAATTTGTCAGAAGTTTTTATAAATGCAATAAAAAAGGGGCGTGTCTTTGAAAAAACAGAAAAATATAAAAAAGTATTTTTTAGTTTTATTTTTTTTACTTCGGTTGTAAATGCTTGTTTATTAGCAACAAATATATATAATCTTTATACTATGAGGAATGTTAAAAAAAGTATAAAAAAATTGCAAAATATAGAAAGCAAAATTGAAGAGTTGCATAAAAATATATTACACTTATATAAATTATCTGATTATAAACTTAATAACATAAATAAACATTTAATTGATTTTTGCTCTTGTAAAAATTCAACAACTAATTTAATCTGCATGATTGATAATGTAGACGAAATAAATGATAGTAATAATAAAACTAATATTGAAACTAATGTTGAAACTAATATTGAAACTAATATTGACAATGTTAGTTGTCTCGATAAAAATAATGATGACAATGTAAATAATAAATTTTTTGATGAACTAATGGATGAATGTTATGATAATATTCCATGTAACAATATAAAAAAATATACAATATTTAATACATTTTTCAAATGGTAAAACAAAATTGTAATATTTTATTTTTTTAATATTAAAACTCTATATTATTTTCATGAGGGTCATCAATAGTATTTTTTTCTGTAAATATTGTGTCTAAATATTTTTTATGTTTCTTTGCGTCTTGATATCCCTCATCATAAAGCTGGAGTAAATTATTTTTTGAAAATGAAAATATATCAGAAAATTGTTTTATTTTTTCAATACCTTTTTTTATACCAAATGTTTTGACATTTTTTATATTTTTCTCTCTATCAATTGCATCTGCTTTATTTTTCCACATACTATGAGTTACATGTAAGATATGATTTTCACTTTGAAGATAGGGATAATCACAAATTCCTCCGTCAAATGTAAACATATTATTATACCTGTTTGTAACTCCACCAGTTATTAAAGGTATATGTGAACTAGCAATACAGCAATTAATAGCATCCTCTAAATTTTCAAAATCAGCAAAGATATTTTTTACGGGCCCAAAATTTTTAAATGTAGTAACACCTATAAATAATTTTGTTAAGTCGAAATCATCGTCTTTATATGATTTAAGTATTTTATATTTAATACACATTTCTATTTCTGGAATTGTCTTTGCTTTTGTAATATCGGAATCTAACAAATTATATGCGAAATTTAACGAATCACCCTTATAACACATAAATAATGCGTTCCATGAACCTGCTGATGCACCAGAATATATAATATTATCTGTATTATATTTTTCTTTTATAAAACTTAATATTCCTAATAGGTAAAAACCTTTGAACCCTCCAGGAGATATGGTTATGAGTTTTTTTTCATTTAAATTATTTTCTTCTCTGATAGAAAATTTTGCCGTCTCATTACGAAATAATTTATTCTTTTTTGAAGATATAATGTATTGATTTTCATAAGAGTTTATACCGTTGTTTGTATTACTTTTGTTATTAAGTTTTGTTCTTATTTTTTTTATTATGTTTCGGTTCCAAGAGGTTACTACATAATTATGCATTAAAACAAATAAAAATATTTTATAAAATAAAAAAATATTCATATATATTTACAATATAAAAATATCTATTTATATTTATATTATAATTATATTTCAGTTTAAAAAATATTTTAAAAATATATTATGAAAGTTGCATTATGTTTTATTATAAACTACGACCATATTTTAAATAAAGAAGATATTTGGAAAGAATGGATAAAACCTAACCAGGATATAATCAATGTCTATTTTTACTACAAAGATATCAAAAAAATTAAGTCAGAATGGATAATGAAACATACAATACCTCCAAAATATATTTATGAAACAAGCTATTACCATGTAATTCCTGCATATTTATCTTTGATGAATTTTGCATCGCAACACGATAAAAATAATACTTGGTTTTGTTTTTTAACTGATTCGTGTTGTCCCATTATATCACCTATAAAGTTTCGGCACCTATTTTACACGTATTATAATAAAACTATTTTAAGCTGGAAAAAAGCTTGGTGGAACATTCAGTTCCATAAAAGAGCAAATTTAGCGTTGTTACCTGAAGAATTGCGTTTAGCAAATGATCCTTGGTTTGTTATGAAGAGAGAAAATGTAATGCAATGTATTCATTTTGTTAATAATAGAGAAAACATGACCCGAACTATATGTGAAGGTGGGCTAGCGAATGAAAGTTTGTTTGCGATTATTATGCATATGTGTAGACAATTAAATAGTAAAAATATTATATCAGCGGTTTCGCATACTGCCGATTGGTCTAGAACTACAAGTCCTACAAGTCCTCATTTATTTAAACTCGCAAACGAACAAGATATAAAATTTATAACAAAATCGTTGTCAAAAGATAAACACGTTATGTTTATTCGTAAAGTTGACACTTCATTTCCGGATGAAGTTTTAAAACATTTTATTTATGATTATTCTAAAAATGAAGACAACAAATTAGCTCTAAAAGAACCGACTGTCTTTATTTTTGTAAGATTAAAAAAATATCTATATTATAGTTCAGGAATATTATGTTTATTATATTTGTTATATTTTTTGTATTTTTGATTATGGATTTTTTTATTTTCGATTTTTTTATTTTCGATTTTTAACACTTAAATCGGTTTCCACAAGTTAGACATGTTACGAACGTTGTCATAGGTTCATCAGCAGACCTCGTTTGCATCTGATAATAAGTACATTGATTACTTTTACATTTCCTGCAAGTAAACGTATCTGTAGAAGCTGTTATATTTGTTTCGAATTTATATTTATCTCTCTTTGACTTTTCGTCAATAAGTTTATTCCATTTAATGGGACATAATTCTTGATGTGTCATAAAGGCTATTAAATGTGGTTTCATTGTTCCGTTTTTTATATTTTCTAAATTTTCCCCCTTCAAGTTAGATAAAACACTACGTAAATGGTCTATATAAATATGGACAAAATACTTGTTATCCCATTTTTTCACTACTCTTTGACGTTCCGATTCTTTTACTGTGTAATTAAATATTCCTTTTTCTAAATTAATACTTTTTTTATCATCACCAATAATTTCGTTCAATTTCTTTTTAATATTTGAACGAAATAATTCAGGATTTTCGACTTTAATATAGGCCATTGTTTATTTTAATATGCATTATGTATTTAAATTAATATTGTTATCATTTTTTTTTATTATTGTAAAGGTTTTTTGTCTTATACTTTGAGATAGTCTAATATTTTAGGCAAGTATCTGTTTTTATAACGATATTTATCCATTTCTTCTTCAAATATTTTGTCAATAGACAAATACTCTTCTTGCATTTTAATTAGATCCATTGTAATATCAAATTTTTTTTCCTCTAAATCATATATTTTTTCTTCAAGATTTTTATTTCTTATTCTATATATTTCATTCGTTTCACTTATTTCACATTTTTCTTCTTTATCTGTTATCATTTTTCTCTCTGTTTCACAAAGATTTATCAATTTCATATAGTTTGCTAGTTGATTTGTAAATTGAATTTCTATTCTTTCTATACGCTTAACTTCGGTAAAAACATTAATTCCAGATAACTTTGGAAAACTATAGCGAATTTTTTCTGGTAACACAAATTGATTGCTTTCTTTAATTTCTGCTATGTCTCTCTCTATTTTTATTATTATTTCGCCAAATTTATTATTTTCGTCTTCTAAAAAAAACAATTTACCTGACTGAAAATTTATATATGATAATAATTTGTCATACTTATATGCACTACTTCTATGTGCTTCTGCTCTAGCGTCCAATTTTAAGTAGTTTATTAAAGCCAAAATAAAAGCTATTAAACCATTTAGACAACTTGTTATTATATTTCCGTATATATAGTCTTTAAGCAATAAATTCATTATACTACATATTACTGTAAATAGTATTGACGGAACCATTAAACTACTTAGTCTCTGTTCGCATAGTGTTTTGGCTTCTGTGTATAAAATACGCTGACCTTTTACATAAGTAGCTATTATATCCATTATAGAAGATATATTAGTATTTTGATTTTGATACGATGTAATATGTTCTTTGGCTTTTTTATAAAAATAATCGTCTATTTCGTTTACGTTGTCGATGCAATCCTTTTGTGTCCCTTTATTATTTTGATCATTTTCACTTAAATTATTTTCTATATCATTTACGACCATACTAATAATAAAAAATATTATTATTTTTTTATTATTATTTTTTTATTATTTATATATATTATAAAATGGACAAAAATGGAAAAATTGATGCTAGTATAAATAGCGTAACCAATGAAATCAAAAAAGGATTTTCTGAACCTGCTGAATTAGTTGAAGTTACAGAAAAAGTAGCAGAACGCATGCCTGTACATGCATTAATTCACCCAGTAAGTTATACCGGAAAAGCCGAAACCCTAAAACTTAAATCAACCAAATGGAACCGTTAAATTGTATTTTTTATTTTTCTGTTTTTTCTGATTTTTCTGATTTTTTCCCTTTAGTTTCGGGTTCAGTTTCATGTTCACTATCGTTTTCTGTTTCATAATCATACGACTCTTCGCTTAATTCTGAACCTATTTCGTTTAAAATTAACTCTTCTTCGTTCTGTTCTTCTTCTTCAGTGCTTTCATCAACATATTCAGACTCATCATCACTAGAGTTTGACGCTTCTTCTTCAGAACCACTATTATCATCTACTACAAATCCGTCTTTAAGATATCCTTGCTTTGTTTTTTTTTCTTTTGGAACATTTGCCAATTCATCCTCTTCTTCTTCATCTTCTACTGCAGTTACAGCTAAATCTTCGAAACCGCCAAATAATTTTTCGTATATTTTCTTCCATAATGGTATTGTTAAGTCTACATATTTTTTGTCTTCCCCTTTTAGATGAGCTATAATAGCACAATTGCCGAAAAATAATTTTGTGTCAATTGGTGGTGGAAAATCGTATTTATTTTCTGTATTAGACCTACCTTCTGTCTTAGCGAAGACGCTTACAATATATTTCTTTCCTTCATGTTTAAAATTCCAGTCTACTTGTCTGACAAAGTCTTCTGCTTTTTTAAAGCCACATTTTTTATAAAGTTCCTCTTCTTTAAAATCTTTTACACTCAACATTTTTAGTGTACCATTTTTTTCTACTATTATAATGTTTAAGGGTTGAGACATTGACATAAATTACTATATTCAAAAGGTTTAAATAGTTTATTTATATATTTTATAACGTTTAATGAAAATATTTATTGATAATTATGATTTAACAAACCTAAATAATGTTATTTCTACTATAAAAAAATATTATATCAAAAAAAAGCTCGTAATGGAAATATCTAGTGAAATGGGACAATACTATATTGACGATAAAGGAATTTATAAGTTGATTTATAACGATAACAAGGTGAAACAAGTTAATAACTTTTATGGCCACTTAAATGCTTTGTTTGATTACTCGTATACGGAAAAAAGTTTCGTAAATCAAATTCCGTTTAAACATTTAGCTATGACAACTGAATTTTTTTATTTTGCTGTAAATAGCTGTTCAAAAATATTGTTAGTTATCCAATTTGCGCTAACATATAAAGATAATAATTTAGACCTTGCGAATGATTTGGTACCTATTGATTTTTATTTCGAAATTAATGAAATTAATGAAATTGATGAAATTAATGGAAATAATATAAATAATTTTTTTATTAAAGATGAATTAAATGTGTTTTTCTCTCTTTTAACTAATATCTAATTATTGTATGTTATCTTGGGCTATTCAAATTACTATTTTATCAATTATTTTAGTTTTTTTAGTGCATCACTTAATTAATTTTTTTAAATCTACGCTAACAGTTCCAAAAATTAAGGATTTAGTAAATACTCCTGCACAAAAATATGAAAATATGTTAAACATAATAAATAATCACAATAATACAAATACAAATTACAAGCAAAATTATAGAACAATTGATTTATTACCAAATCTAGACGAAACAACAAGTTTAGAATCTCTACCTACAGAAAAAGAACCTTCTATGAAAAATGAGTTGAAATCATTCCTTAAAAAACAGTTACATAGTGTCTCTTCTGGAACAGATATTTCAACGTTAGATGCTATGTCAGGTACAAATTATTATGCTGAAATATAATATAAAGAATTTAATATAATGTAAACAGTTTAAAGGTTTCGCAATAGTATAAAATAAAATAAAATATGATAAGCTACTCTGACAAAGAAATATTATTAAAAGAGTTTCCTAATGTAAAACTTTCTTATGAGAGATTAGCCCATAAGAAAGTTTATAATGCAGATTTGTATTTAGCTATTCCAGAAGGGAAAAAGGCTTTTGCATGGTTTACTACATATAAAGAAAATAATGTGTGTTTAATAATGGAACTAGAAGATAACAAGCAAATACAAAATATTAAAGTAGCTAATGCATGTTTTACAGATCAAATGTCGTATGGAACTATTCTTTATGGGACCGTTTTTAGATATTCTGAAAATGATTTTTTTTGTATTGAAGACATATTTATGTTTAAGGGTAGAGTTGTAGAAACACAAAACTGGGGGAATAAATTACATATTTTTAATGACTTGTTGAAAAATAATCTAAACTCAATTTCTTATAATAATACTTTTATTGTATTTGGATTACCTATAATATCTAATAATGTAAATGATATAATAAAGTTAACAGAAAATGTGGGATACAAAATAAATTCAATACAATTTCGGTTTTATAATAATATAAGTAATTTTTTATTTATGAATTATCGTGATTTTATTACACCACGAATTGCTTCTAAAAATGAAGTACAAACTTTAAATATAAAAAATTTGCAAAAGAGTAATTCAGACCAAAATATAATAAAACCTTTACAAAAAGAAAAAGAAAAAGAAAAAGAAAAAGAAAAAGAAAAAGAAAAAGAACGAGACATAGATATTTACGTAAACAGGCCCGTAAATAAACGTGTAAACATGAATATAATTATAGATACAAACAGAATTTCAAATTCAAATTCAAATTCAAATTCAAATTCAAATTCAAATTCAAATTCAAATTCAAATTCAAATAAAAAAGAAGCAATACTCAATGTAAAACCTGACTTGCAACAAGACATATATCATTTATACTGTTTAGGCGATAACAATACAGAAAAATATGTGGGACTAGCTAGTATTTCTGACTATAAAACAAGTGTTATGATGAATAAGTTATTTAGAATTATTAAAGAAAATGAAAATTTAGATGCGTTAGAAGAAAGCGACGATGAAGAAGAATTTGAAAATGAAAAAGAAGATTTATTCGTTCACTTAGAGAGAGAATTCAAAATGCTATGTGCCTATAACCATAAGTTTAAAAAATGGTATCCAATTAAATTAGCTGACAACAATGCTAATCTTACTTTGTCAAAAAATTTATACGTCTATTGCAAAAAAACGTTTGACAATAAATAATTATATACTAATAATATATGTCAGCTGGTTCTGGAGCTTCTAATTTGGGTTATGGAGGTACAATTCCATTCAGTAACGTTAACGGTAATTATGTAAATGTAAATAATTCTAATAATCCTGCTAATTTTGGAAGTAATGAAATTTCAGGAAATCCACCCGGACCATTACCAGGTTTAGGAGGTACAAAATCGAATATTGACGCTGCTACAGGAATTTACCCTGGTGGACTAAAAGGTGGTAGTGCAACTAAAAATTTAAGAAAAAAAATTAAAAATATTAGTAAAAAGTATAAGAAGATGAAAGGAGGAAAACGCACACAAAAAAAGCGTTTATTAAAAATTCGAACTCTTGCCAGGTCATTAGCTGGAGGGAGAAGAAAGAGACATACTAGATCTCATCGTAACCGCACACGTAGCCATAGAAGACAAAGAGGCGGATATTCACAGTATCAAAATAATATGCCGTTGACCCCGAGTTATCAAGTCGCAGGTATAAATTTACCACCGAATTTATCTGCACTCGCAAACCCTGCGCCATATACTATGTTGAGCGCAGGAGCAAACTGTATAGATAATTATAACCATTTTACAGGTTCCGGATTTCCTAGTAAAGGACATTAAATAATTTTACAAAATTAATATTTAATTTATATGTAAATGAAATAATTAGTAAATATATAAATGAGTTTTTATTAGATAATAAAAAAATTGAATTAAATAATATGAGTAATATTAGTAACAATATAACTTGTATTATTGAAGAAATGGACTTAACCAAATTATCAAAAACAGAACTTTTAGCAAAGTGTAAAGAACTTGAAATTACAAAGTGCAAGTCAAAAAATAAAGGAGAATTAATTGATATAATCAATAAAAAACTAGATAGTGATAAAGTTCTACCATTAAAAAAACAAATAGAATTTATTATTGAAGGAGATGACACAATTGAAAATAATTTATCTGATATCCAAAATGTTTCACATCTAAAAGTAAACTCTAAATATACATTGGTAGATTTATTTTGTGGGACAGGTGCATTTTCATACGCGTTTCATCAAACTAAAGAGGTAAATACTATATTTGCTAATGACATGTTGGATAGTTCAGAAGAAATATTTAATTTGAATAATGATATTAAATTAACAAAAAAAAATTTAATAGATATCAAAGATATTGACATACCTACATCAGATATATTAACAGCAGGATTTCCATGCCAGCCGTTTAGTATTGCAGGAATGCAAAAAGGCTTTGATGATGAAAGAAGTAATGTATTTTGGAAAATATTATCTATAATCAAAAATAACTCTCCAAAATTTGTCATATTAGAAAATGTTAAAAATTTACAAAGTCACGATAATGGAAAAACATTTAAAATTATTATTGAAAACTTAGAGAAATTAAATTATCACATTAAATATTCAATATTAAATACTAGCAAAATAACTGGAATACCTCAAAATAGAGAAAGAATATATATTGTATGTTTTAAAGATAAAAATTTATGTGATAATTTTGCTTTTGATTTTACAGAAGTAACTTTAAAACCAGTTCCGGAGTTTCTTGAGAAAGATATTCCTGAAAAATATTATTATAATAATTCAACAATAATATTTGATGAATTAAAAAATAGTATTACAAAACATATTTCAACAAATACAATTTATCAATATAGAAGATATTATGTAAGAGAAAATAAAAATAATGTATGTCCTACATTAACAGCAAATATGGGCGGAGGTGGTCATAATGTTCCAATAATTTTAGATGATAAAGGTATTCGTAAAATTACACCAAGAGAATGTTTTAATTTACAAGGTTTTCCTAGTGACTATAAGTTACCTATTATGTCTATGAGTAAGTTATATTCATTAGCAGGAAATGCCGTATCAGTTCCTGTAGTAAAATTAATAGCAAATAAGATTATGGAATTAGTTTAACTTTACACACTTTACATACTTTACATACTTTACATACTTTACATACTTTACATACTTTACATACTATAAATTTTGTCAACATATTTTTTTTGTAAAATTTCTGGTTTGAAACGTAGTTCCACTCTTTTTTTTGATTTATATAAATTAACTTTACCAATTTCAGAATCTATAAAATTATCTACAATTATATTGACACATTCCTTTTTTTTTCCTTCAACAAACCCACCCGAACTAACAAAGTTAATTCTTGAAATATCAATTTTTAAGCACGCTAAATATATATCGCTGTTTGTAGATATATAAGCTAATATATACATATCCGTTAAATTTTTATCATCTTTTACATTTTCTAATTTGTTTTTATAATCATTCATAAATAATTCTACTGCTTCATCATCGTTCTTGTCTTTAAATAATAAATCTAAATTAGAACCTGATGATTTGAAATTTTGAATAATAGACTTTTCATTTGACATGCTACCATTCATAATAACACACATCGCGTCAATTCCTTCATTATTTTTAGTTTTAACGTCCATTCCACAATGACCACGGCCGATCTCATAACCACCGCTTGACATTGCTGTAAAATATTCACTAAATTCATCCTCAATATAAGGAGACCTTTTTGTAGATTCGTAAAATGGTTTTCTAGGAGCCATATAATTAGTAATTTCTTCTTTTATTTTATCTATATTTATGGATCCTGGAATAGGACATAATGTCAATACGTTTGTTTCTTCTTTCAAATTTTTATCAACAATATTGTAGTTAATTATTGGTTGTTCCATTCTCTTACTGTATTATAATAAGTATTTTATTTATAAAAAGCATTTCAAATTTTTTATAAATAATTAAATAATATATTTGCCTAAACATAAAAGCGAAGATTTCAAAATGGACAATAAAAAAAACAAAAAGCAATATTTTTGAAGTTTGTAAATAAAATTATTTTTTTGGCATTAATAAACATTTACCGCAAAGATATTTATCTTTAGTTTCTTTTTCTGTTTCTGTTTTAAATTCTTCGTCGGTGTCTGAATCATTTGTAATACTATTGTCTGTAGAACTATTGCTTTTTTGAGATACAGTTTTTTTTGCTGATAAATTTGTATTACTTTTTATTTGACAATTTAGTTTTGGCTCATAGATAACTTTCCACTTACTCCTATCTGATACATAATTTTTGCTTGTTGTATAAATTATTTTGTAATTTTCTCTTTTATAAAATGTTTTTCTTTTTCGCCATTGGTTTTGAAACAAATTGTGGCTGTCTATAATGTCAACAACAATTGGACTGCTGTGTTTCTCTCTAAGTATACGTCCTACACTCTGTTCTATATCTGTTTTTGGAGTAGCCATTATAAGAGTTGTAAGCGTTTTTATGTCGAGAGCTTCTGCAGCCATAGAATATGTTGCTATTACAACTTGTTTGCTTTCAGTTTCTTTTAAAGCGGCTTCTTTCATCCCACCAACATAATATCCTACTGTTGCTATATTTCTATGATGTATAGCGTCATGTAAATATTTTAATATATTTTTATTATGTGCTAATATCATAACTTGTTGTTTTGGGTTTATTGTTAACATATCACTCAATACTTTTAATATAAATTCGTTTCTGCGATTATATTCACATAACTTTGATATCATTGAACTATATGCTGGGTTACCTCTATAGTCAGTCTTGACTTCGTTAAATTCTTCATCATCTACTTGATATTCTATCGCATGAACAGTTACTTCTCTTTCTTCATCACGTTTGCCTTTAAATATAACATCACCTAGAAACATTTTGAATACAGGTGTCGTACCATCTTTGCGGTTCATTGTAGCCGATAGTCCAAGCATATATTTTGTTACTAGCTTAAATAGTGATCTTGAAAATACCTCGCTCGATATATGATGCACCTCGTCGATAATTGTTAGACCAAAACTATCAAATACTGAAGAAGGATATTCTTTCGTTGACAAACTTTGAAGCATACCTATGACAATATCTTTATCTTCAATGTCAATAATTTGTCCTTGAATTTTACCAATCCGTGCTTTAGGTAAAAATTGCTCTATTCTCTCTATCCATTGGTTCATTAAAAATTCTTTATGTACTATTATGAATGTTTTTTTTTTGATTAATGATACTATTTTAAGAGATAAAATTGTTTTTCCAAAAGCACAAGGTAACTCCAATAGTCCACCGCCATATTTAACGTCTATACAATGTTGTATATATTTGTTTACGACTGGCTCCTGATAATCGCGTAGGTTACCGGCAAATTCTAAATCAATGTTTACGCCTTCACTTACTTTATATTCTTTAGGCAACCCAAATTTTTCTATACCATAATAATGCGGAACATAAAATTTATTTGAAGACTCGCGGTATGCCGGAAAGGTTTTTTGGTCTCCATTTGCATGACCACAATCTCTAAGCGTAAAAGGTTTAATTGTTAAGTCGTTTCTTAACTGTTTTTGCTGTTCTAGGGTCATTTCATTTTTGGCTATAGTATATCCTTTTTGACCTAAATATGTATTTAAATTCATTATTTTTGTTTATATTATTTAGTAATTATTGTTTATATTATTTTGCTTAAGTTTTTTGGAGCATTACAAATAAAATCTATCAATATGATATATGGATAATATTTCTGATTTATTTAAAAAAGAACATACAGGCCAACTTATTTTATTGGTTTTATTTGTTGTTTATTTAGTTATGGGCTATAACACTCCTGAACCTATCGCTGGACTAGTTGATACTTTAGTAGGTAAAATAGTTATTTTTATTGTTGTAATCTATTTATTTTTACATTCTAATCCGCTTTTAGCTGTAATTTCTTTGTTTGTTGCATTTGATTTAATAAGACGTTCTTCTGCCACTACAGGTATAAGTGCTTTACAAAAATATGCCCCATCAGAACAGAAAAAAATGTCACAATTTAATGCATATAATCAATTTCCATATACTTTAGAACAAGAAGTTGTTAAAAAAATGGCTCCTGTTGTCCAATCAGGCTCATCTTTGTCTCAAGCATCATATAAACCTCTATTAGACAATATACATGATGCGTCGCCTTTATCTGGATTAAATTAGACGACTTAAGATTAAGTAGGTTTATTTAGACCTGGAATAAAATTTGGATATTGTATGTTTTTACCTGTTATCAAACTATATACGACAGCTATAACTATAAATAATATTATAAATCCTATAAACGCTAACATTGTTATTATAACTGGATTATTTAACATAGATCCTAAATCAAACGATACTGCTGGCTTTTCATATTCTACAGGAACTTCATCTTCTGAAGAACCTGTTGGTTGGCAAGATATATAAATACCATCACCCTCTGACGACCCCGATGTATTTGGACCGTTTGAATTGAAAAATAGTTCGTTTCCAGGTGTTGGCAAGGGAAATGCCTTGATTATACTACTTAACGTATTATAATTTGCGCTACTTAACGGTATTGCATCTGACGATTGAAATACTATCCAGTCAGTATTTTCATTCGCACTATAACTGAAAAATGGTTTTTTAGGAATTATATTATCTAGTGTAAAGTCGCTAATATTTAAGTTCATTGTTTCATTTTCACTTGGAATATTATTTCCAATATTGTATATAATATTGTTTATTAAATTTGCTGTATTACTGGCTTCTCCTGACTTAACTATTGGTACTCCGACGAAAAATTGTTTTCCTCCTGATACGGGGGTATGTTCTACTACAACTTCCGCTGACACAGTAGCACCATTAAATAAATGTATTGAAGGACATGCGATAAAAACATTTGTAACATTATATTTTTTATTATTATACAAAACAGGTGAGCTATTACTGTCATCACATTTTAAATTTATATAAACACCTTTATTTTCGGCTACGACATTCGTTTCTGGGTATTTAAAATTATATGAACACTTTAAATCACATTTACCTTGGACGTTTTGACTTGATATATTGATATTTTGTAAATTATCTGTCATTTATATAAAGTATATAAATAAAAATATTAATTTATTTATATAGAAATGAAATTAACTA